CCGGCTATTGCCGAATACCCGGCATACAGCCAAACGGGTATTACCGTTACAAACGCCACCCCCATTGCTCTGCCCAACAGCGCAACCATTACGCCCACGGTAGGCACCAGCCTTGATGTGGGTGATGAGTGGACGGTTGCCCTTACGCCTTCTGGCTACCAATACACGCCGGTTTCGGAAGCTTTCGAAAGCGCCACGCTGTACATTTACTTTGACGGCTTGCTGCATGTTATGACCGGCTGCCGGGGCACGTTTAGCGTACAAGCCACAGGCGGCGAGTTTGCTATCTTTACGTTTACGCTGACCGGCGACTACATTGACGTAGAAGACGATACGATGCCCACCAACCCCACGTATGAGACGCAAAAGCCCACGCAGGTGGAGCTGGCTAACCTTACGGTAGGTAGCTATACCGGCTTTGCGGCGTCTGAGGTTACGTTTGATTTGGCCAATGATGTGCAGATACGCGAAGATATCAATGCGGCCAACGCCTATGCCGGTGCGCTTATTGTGGGCCGTGCGCCCGTTTTTGGCCTTAACCCGGAGTCGGTGCTGGAAGCTACGCACCCTGTATGGGGCCATTTGGCGGATGGTACAGAGTTGGCGTTTGGTTTTAAAGTTGGTAAGGCCAAAGGCAATGTTGTGCAGTTTGATGCGCCCAACACGCAGTACACTAACGTGCAGTACGGTAACCGCAACAACACCCGCACCTATGACATTACGCTTAACGCGGCGCGGGTTACCGGGAATGACGAAATCAAACTGAGCTTCCGTTAAGCAATGGAGTGACGCATGCAGCCTAGAGGCAGCAAGGACAAAGTGAAAAAAGGCATAGGGCACAAAGTGTACCTAGTCTTTTTGCGCATGAATGTGACGCATAACAAGCAGGGCCATGAACTTTTAATTGGCCACAAACTAACCCGCAGCGAGGCGGATGCGCTAGCACAATTGCACCCCGGTGCATATATTCATAAAATAATCGCAACCAAAGGCAGCCAATAGGAGGGCAGCATAATGTTGAAAGCACTAGACCTTAGCAAAACCATTTCCCATGAGAGCGAACTAGACGAAGCCAAGGGCACTGAAAACGCCAGCCGGTTTACGCTGGGCGGTATCCACAGCCGCGTGTACATGGTCATTAAAGACCGCGCCACCAAGTTTGCGCAGGATGCCACCGGCGATATGAGTGTATCGTTTAGCGGCAATGCCGTGGCGTATGAGCTTGTAAAATTTGGCCTGCGTGATGTGCAAAATTTTGAAAACAACACGCCGTTTAAGCGCGAAAAAATCCGCATTGGTAATACCGATTGCGAAGTGGTTACGGATGAGTACATGGCTACGCTGGACCCGGACCTTATCCGCGAGTTGTCGGAGCAAATTACAAAGCTGTGCGAGTTTAGCAAGGACGAAGCAAAAAACTCCGCTGGGTAGCCCAGTCCGCAATCCTAATGCCTAAATGGGATTGCGGTACGTGTACTGCACACGATAAGCAAGTACGCGGCTGTGAAGCTACCCCGGCCATACCCATTACGTTGGATGGCGAGGACTTAAAACGGTGCCCGCGCCGTCCAACCTTGGACAACCCGGCTTTCTATTACCATTGCTTTAAAGTATACTCATGGTTTGGGCGTGATTACCTGCCAGAGCAGGGCACGTACTTAGACCAACCGGCAGCCTTTGTGCAAATGGTGGAAATCATTGAGCAGGCAATCGCAGACGCCAAGGCGCTAAATGAGAAGGCCGACAAGGCCCGCGCCCCGGCGAAGCTACCCACCATTGTGAAGTAGGTGATTGTATGGCCAGTAGGGATTTGGAATTTGCGCTAAAGTTTAGAAACGAAGCCAAGGCCACCATTAAACAGGTGCAGTCTGACTTGCTTGCGCTTGGTAAAACCGCAGGGCAGGTTGCCACCGAAGTTAAAAAATTCTCTACCAATACCACACAGCTTGATACGGCCTTGCTGCGCAACGTACAGGCGCTTACCAAGGCTGAGCTGGCGACTAAGCGTATGGAGATACAAGAGGCCCGGCTGGCCGTACAGAGCCAGCAGCTATCTATGGCGCAGGAGAGGCTTGCGCTTGGGCAGCAAAAGCTGGCGCTGGCAACGGAGCGTGCGGCATTAGCCCAGCAGAAATTTGACGCCCAGCAAGCTAAGTCCACCAAAGGTTTTATGGGCATGACCGGCGCTGTGGGCAACCTTGCCCGGCAGTTTTTGCCGCTTAACATAGCTATAAGCACGTTTTTTGGTTTGCGTATGGCGGATGAATTTGTGCTCCAAGAAGCGCGTATCCGTAATGCTACGCAAAGTGTTAAAGAGTTTGAGCAGTCTTTTAATGGCCTGCGCGATATTAGCCGCGAAACAGGCACGGGCATGGAGGCTACCGTAAGTATTTTCCAGCGGCTTTCGTTTGTGCGTAAAGAGATAGGCGCTACCACGGACGAAATGCTGCAATTTACAGAGACGGTTTCTAAGCTGGGCGTTATCTCAGGCGCTTCCCCGGATGCCCTTAAATTCGGTCTTACGCAGTTGGGGCAAGGTTTGTCCAGCAACATTTTGCGGGCGGAAGAGTTTAACTCCATCATGGAAAACATCCCCGCTGTGGGCAAACAGATTGCAGACGAGTTTGGCGTTATGCAGGGCCAGCTACGCCAGCTTGCTATCAACGGCAAGGTACTTTCTGCGGATGTGTTTGCTGCGCTTCTTAATGCCACCGAAAAAGTGCGTGCGGAGTTTGATAAATTCCCCGAAACCGTGGGCCGCGCATGGCAGGGCTTTTTGCTGGATTTGGGTTTTGCTATTAATGGTATTAACCAGACAAGCAATGCCAGCAAGCTACTCATAGAAGTTTTGTTCCGCGCAGGTAAGCTAATTGGTGCACTGGCAGACCTGACTGTAGGGTTTATAGGTATATTTAAAACCCTGTTTAGCGGTCTTGTAGGGGGTATTATTGACGCGGCCCTTACCGCTAGCGAGTGGCTGGAGAATTTGGCCAATATTGGTATTAAGGCCATAAATAAACTGCGTAGCGAAGATAATAAAATTTCGCTGGTTGATTTTGTAGATGCTGAATCTTTTGACCAAGCGTGGAAAGAGGATATGCGTAAGCAGGCCGTAGAGGCAGGCGATGCTTTCAAGTCTGCTTTTGATAATACAGGCGGGGTGCTACTGGGTGAAACCTACAGCAAGATTACCAAGGAGGCGGAAAATAACGCGGTTGCTACGCGTATGCTTTCTCAGGATTACGCGGCACTAGCAGCTACAATGGCGGACACGGATAAAAAAGCAGCGAGTTTTTACAGCAACCTTGCTGAACAGATCGAAACACTTAAGGCGGAGGCGTTTTGGGTGGACAAGTCCGCCAAGGCCCGCGAACGCGCTATGCTGGCCACCAAGGCGCAGCAGGATGCGCTTAAGGCGGGCATAAAGAACTTTGACCCCACGGAGCTACTGGCTGCGTACGATGCCTTAGAGGCTGCTAAAGACCGGGTAAGCAATGACTTTGGCACCGGCCTTCGCGTGGCCATGCAAAGCTTTGTGGATGAAGCTAAGGGCGCAGGCGACTTGGCGCAGGATGTGTTTAAGCGCATGGCCAGCGGTATCAGCGATACCATTAAAGGCTTGGTCACCGGCAGCATAAATAACTTTGAAGATTTGCGTAGCGCCATTGGTAATATCCTTGCCGACCTTGCCGGTATGTTTGCGGAGTTTGCTGTGCAGCAGGCCGCAATGAGCGCTATTAAGTCCCTTGGCAGCGCTAGCGGTGGGGGTGGCGGTTTTATGAGCTTTGTGCAGACGCTGTTTAATGCCAACGGCAACGCCTTCAATAATGGTAAGCGTATTACAGCGTTTGCCAAAGGCGGCATTGTAGATAGCCCCACAGCCTTCCCTATGAGCAACGGCGCAGGGGTTATGGGCGAGGCTGGCCCGGAGGCCATTGTGCCCCTGCAACGCATGGCAAACGGCAAGCTGGGCGTAGGCGCTAGCGTGGGCGGTAACAACATGACGCTCAACTACCAGCCGACCTTTATGCTGGAGTTTAATAGCGAGGGCGGCGGTGGCCAAAGTAACGGCATGATGAACCCGGAGTTTATCAAAATGATGGATGGTGAAATGCGCAAAACGGCCAGCGATGTTATACAGCGCGAATTGCGCCCCGGCGGTATGCTGGGCGGCGGGCGCGGGAGGTCTAGCTAATGCCTTTGGAAACCTTACCGGCAAACCCTTCGCCTGACGTAAACATTAAGCGCACGCAAAAACCTAATCTAAAAATTGCGCAGTTTGGCGATGGCTACAGCCAGCGCACCAGCTTTGGCCTTAATCAGGTGGTGGTAAGCATCTTACTTTCGTACACCAACATTACGCAGGCGCAAAAAGAAACGATTGAGGATTTTATAAACGACCACAACCGGGGCCAAGCCTTTTTGTGGCAGATGCCAGATGAAGACGAGCCGCGCCAGTGGTACTTTGTAAGCTGGGATATTACATACGTAAAGCACGGCATATACACCGTGGCGTGCAACTTGGCTGAAAACTTTGACATTGCGTAGGGCACATGGGTAACGATGCCATTATTAGCGAAGCGCAAAAGGCCGTAACCGATACCGTGGTTACGCTTTTTGATATTGACCTGACCGCGCTGGGCGGCGGGGTGCTGCGCTTTACCCCTGAGTTAAACAACCCGGATGCCCCAGTAGTAGAGTGGCGCGGCGAAAACTACTTGCCTTTGCCTGTTGCGGCGGAAGGGTTTGAGACTACCAGCGGCGGGCAATTCCCCCGGCCAAAATTGTCCATTAGCAACGTAATGTCCCTCGTTAAATCTGAAATGATTACGTACAACAATTTTATTGGCGCTGAGGTTACTCGCTGGCGCACATGGGCTAAGCACCTTGATACGGGCGTTGACCCGGACCCGGATATATATTTCCCGCTAGACGTTTATGTGGTGGACCGTAAAAGCTTAGAGAACAGCCAAGTAATTGAGTTTGAGCTGTCCACCATTATAGACCAGCAGGGGATATTTTTACCGCGCCGCCAGATACTGCGTAACACATGCACGCATGTATACCGCATTTACGATACGGTAGAGGAGACGTTTGATTACAGCCGGGCTACGTGCCCGTACGGCGGCACTAACTATTTTAATGACCGTGGCGAGCCGGTCAGTTTGCCAGCAGAGGACGCGTGCAGTAAGCTAACAAGTACAGGGTGTAAAAACCGTTTCCCAAACGAGCCGTTGCCCACGCGTGCATTCCCCGGTGTTGGGCGTTTTAGGTAGGTGCCATGTTTGATAAGGCCGTACATGACGAGTTTTTAAGGCATGCGGTTAGCATATACCCGCATGAGGCTTGCGGGCTTATAGTAGATAACGGCAGCGCTTACGTGCCTTTTAAAAACGTGCACGCTACGCCCCGCCTACAGTTTCGCATGAATATGCCGGAGTTTATGGAGTATTACGCCGCAGGGCGTGTGTGCGCCCTTATGCACAGCCATACAATGCAGTACCCTGTAGCCAATAAATTCCCTAGCTATACGGATATGGTAGCGCAGGCGCAGATGCAAATACCTTGGGGTATTGCGCATATAGGCGAGCATGGGGAGCTTGATGGGCCGTTTTACTTTGGCGACCAAGTGCCGATTGCGCCGTACGTGGGCCGACAATTCCGCCCTAGCGTGCATGATTGCTATACGCTTTTGCGCGACTATTACAGGCAGGAAAAAGGGGTAACCTTGCCGCATTTCCCCCGCGAAGGCCGCTGGTGGGAGGGCAAGAAAAACATACTACAAGAAAACTTTATAAAAGCAGGTTTTAAGCAAATTGACCGGCCTATGCTGCGCCCGGACGATGTACTACTGGCTAACATAAACAGCCCGCGCCACAACAACGTACTAAACCACATAATGATTGTGCAGCCTAAAGGGCAGGTGCTCCACCACCTTGGGGACCGCCTTAGCCGTAACGACCCTATCAATGTGTGGTTAGGGGCTGCCACTGTGTGTCTTCGCTATGTAGGAGGACAGTAATTTGCGCGTAGTGCATTTTTATGGGGAGTTGGCGGACAAGTACGGTAAGACCGTTACCATGCGGGCTAACACCATTGGCGCTGTTATAAAGCTTATGGAGGCTAACCACCCCGGCCAGTTTATGCGCGGCATAATGAACGGCTGGTACAGGGTTGTAGCCGGGGCCAGCCTTGATGATGTACATGGCATTTCATTTGACGCCACGCTGGCAAAACAAAATTTGCAACTGGGTGCAAAAGACGTTCACATAATGCCCGTGCCGGAAGGCAGCGGCGGCAAGTGGGGCCGTATTATTTTGGGCGTGGCCCTTATAGCTGCGGCGTTTGCTTTTGCGCCTGCCGCCATGGGGCCGCTTACCGCTGCGGGCGCTGCCAGCGCAGGTACGGGCATGGGCGCTACCGCTATAGGCATTGGCGGGTTTGGTATTAGTTATTCGTCCATTGCGATGTTTGGCGTGTCGCTCATTTTGGGCGGTCTTTCGCAGTTACTTACAGCTACGCCAAAAGTACACCAAGATAGTTACTCTGCGCGGGAGTCGGCGGATTCCCGGCCCAGTTTTATATTTAACGGCGCGGTGAACACGGTTGAGCAGGGCGGGCCGGTGCCGGTTATCTACGGGCGTATGATTACGGGCAGCGTAGTTATTAGCGGCGGTATCAAGTCTGAAAACATTTAGGGTAGGGCATGGCGGACTTAAGTAACATACCACCACGGATAGAGGGCGCAGGCGGCGGAGGCGGCGGTGGGTGCTTTAAGGCGGGCACGCGGGTAAGCACGCCTAATGGCGCTGTAGCTATTGAGACGCTTGTGCCCGGCGATGCCGTGTGGGCGTTTGATGAGGGTGGTAACGTGCGCCCGGCTGTTGTGCGCGAATTGCATGTGCATGAAAATAACGATTTGTTGCATGTGCAATTTTGGGGCGGTGAGATTTTTGTTACCCCGCACCACTGGGTACTAAACCAGTACAATGCTTTTGTGGAAATGGGTACGCTTAAGCTGGAGGACGCGCTGGTTGATATGCGCGGGCACCTGCGCCCCATTACAGGTATTAGCGCCTACGGCAACGAAACTGTTTATAACCTTACCGTAGAGCCGTACCATACGTATGTAGCGGACGGCATACGCGTGCACAATGGCGGTGGTGGCGGTAAATCGGGCGGTGGCGGTGGTTCAGTAAACACCCGCGCTCCGGTTGAAAGCCCTAACACCCTTCGCAGCGTAGCTACCGCCCGCGTATTGGATTTGCTGGGCGAGGGCCGCAGTAGCCGGGGTTTGGCTAACGGGGCACAGTCTATTTTCTTTGACGAAACGCCGCTGGAAGGCCCGGACGGCAGCAGCAACTTTAATGGCGTTAAGTGGGTGTTTAGGGACGGTAGCCCGGACCAAGACCCTATACCGGGCTTTGATGAAGTTGAAACAGAACAATCTGTAGAAACTGATTTAACGCAGCGCCTTGGCCCTGTGACGCGCACTATTACCAATACGGATGTTGATGCGGCCCGCGTGCGCATACGCCTGCCTAACTTGTCGCTACAAGACCCGATTACGGGCGATTTGCAGCCGTATAATGTGGCCGTGCGCATTGAGGTTAAACCTAGTGACGGTGCGTACCGCAATGTTGATTTTGTTTTTGAGGAAGATGAAATAGAAGGCAGCTTAAGCACCGGCTCTGCCTGCATAGGTTTTCGCGCCGTTTTAACTAAGCGCCAGCTTGTTAAACTGAACACCCCTTCTGAGTGCACGCTAGAATTACGCTACCGGCGCGGCGGCGGCAGTTATACGAGCCTTGGCCCGCGCACGATAAGCCGCGTTGTGCGAAACGTGCCGGATGTAAATTCCCCGGACGGTTACCTTGATGGGCAGCCCGCATATTACCACTCGTTTACTACCACGTATTCGCTTATGGGTTTGGGCGCTGATAGCTACGAGGTGCAGGTTGCGCAGGGCGATACTGTTAGCAGCCTTGTAGCCTTCCGCCAAAGTAACCTTAACATCGAAGGTAAGAATACAGCCCCTACGGAAAAGTCTTACCGGTTTAGCTTGCCCGGCACTGGCCCGTGGCAGATACGCGTAAGCCGCGTTACGCCGGATACTGATAAAGTAAACGAGCAGAACCTAACTATATGGTCTGCCTATACGGAGATCATCGAAGAAAAGTTTATATACCCGGATAGTATGTACCTTGGCATTGCCGTTAATAGCGAGCTGTTTGGTAACAAAATCCCCAAGCGCAGCTATGATGTGTACGGCAAAGACGTTTTGGTGCCTAGTAACTACGACCCTATTACGCGCACGTATGCGGGCCTGTGGGACGGCAATTTCAGGATGGACTGGTCGGATAACCCGGCATGGTGCTTTTTGGATATGCTTATTAATGACCGTTTTGGGCTTGGGCACATACTGGATGTGGACGATGTTGATACCGCCAAACTGTATGAGGTATCGCAATTCTGCGATGAGCTTGTACCCGATGGCTACGGCGGCATGGAGCCGCGCTTTACGCTTAACTGCGTTATAAATACGCGCAGCGAAGCGTACCAGCTTCTTAACACCATGGTATCAGTCTTCCGGGGTATGATTTTTTGGCACAGCGCCAGCGTATCGCTGGGCAACGATGCGCCCCGTGAGGTGGATGTTATCGTAGGCCGCGCCAACGTGCTTGGCGGCGAGTTTAACTACCAAACGGCCAGCGAGAAGGTACAGTACAACAGCGTACTGGTTACGTGGAATGACCCTAACGATTTTGACCGGCCTAATATTGAGGTGGTTGAAGATAACCAAGATATTAGCCGCCGTGGTTTACGCCAGACGGAAATTTACGCTTTTGGGTGTAAGAGCCGGGGGCAGGCCAGCCGCCTTGGCAAGTGGACGCTGTACACCAGCCGCTACGAAATGGAGACGGTTACATACCGCTGCGGCCTTGACCACCTAAACGTGGTGCCGGGCATGATTGCGGGCATTGTGGACCCGCAAGTAAGCGGCGCGGACTACGCAGGCCGTATAGTAAGCACAAGCGGCACTGAGATTACTTTAGACCGCGTTGTAGAGCTAGCGTCCGGGGAAACTTATGAGTTGGCTATTATGGACCCGCAGGGCGGCTACCAGCGCCGCACCATTATTGGCAACGGGGGCGATACCACCAGCGTTTTAAATATAAGCGGCGTCTTTAACCCCCAGCCGCAGCCTAACGCCATGTGGAGCATTATTGGTACGGACGTAGAGCCGCGCCAATTCCGTATTATCTCGCTGGTGGAAGTAGAAGATAATATTTTTGAAGTAAGCGGTATTGAGTACAACCCCAGTAAACATAACTTTGTTGACCGGGATTTTACCTTAGACCCGGTGCCGTTTACCACGTACAGCACAGGCGCACCACAGCCGCCAGTAGGCCCGCTACAGGTTGTGGAGACGCTATTTAAGAGCAATAACCAAGTGCGCACCCGCGCCACATTATCGTGGCAGGCCAGCCCGGATAGCCGCGTATACCTTTACCGGGTTTTGTGGCGCACCAGCGATGGCGGTATAATCCAAGAAAAGTATACCGGTAGCGAAGCTATAGAGCTTATAGACCTTGAGCCTAACTTTTATGACTTCTTTGTGTACGGTGTTGCGGCCAGCGGCGAAAGCCAGCCGCTGTTTGTAACCAGCTATGAGATTTTGGGCAAACGCGCCCCGCCCGGCGATGTTGAAAACTTTACGGCGCTGCGCAAAGTAAACGGGGTTGTCCTTTCGTGGTCGCCAGTCGTGGACCTTGACCTTGTGGGTTATGTAGTCCAGCGCGGCACTATATGGGATGCACCGGAAAACGAGCAGATTGAGATTATAGGCACTACTGTTTTTATGAGCCTTAATGATGCGCTGCCTGCCACGTTCCTTATCCGCGCTAAGGACGAGTCGCAAATACTAAGCACAGGCGTAACATCGCTGGTATCGTCTGTTATTGAGCCGGATGTACCTAGCCGCTTTACTGCGGTAGCGCAGGCGGACTATGTTTTGTTCCGCTGGGCACGCACGCCGGGTATCGACAACGTATATGAGATACGGCGCGGCTTATCGTGGGCGCTAGCAGAAAAGATTGCTGAAAGCACAGCAGACGAGCTGCTTATTTTGGACCCGCAGCGCGATGATGCTATTTACTGGATTAAGGCCAAGTCCACTGCGGGCTTGTTTTCCACCGAAGCCCGCGCTGCCAGTGCGCAGCGTGCGCTTATACCTGACCGCAACGTGGTGCTTGAATACGATAACGCTAACGATGGCGGCGCTGGCTTGTACCCCGGCTGGACGTTTAATCTAGAAGAGGGGCCGGATGATAGTTTGGTTTTGGAAGAGATAAGCGCGGGTATCTACCAGCCGCACGGGGAGCACTATTACGCATTTGATTTGGGGCAGGAATACATGGCCCGTAATTGGATGGAAACCACTATCATTAACCTTGCGGGCAGCGGCCCTACTTGGGAGGAATGGGCGTATGCGTGGGAGGCTATTGAAAGCCAAGTAGCATGGCTGCCGCTGCAAGACCTTGATGGCGCTGCGCTAGAGAAAGTTATTGCGTGGGGCCGCGACCCATTAGATGAAGAGTTGTACGCATGGACGTTTGACAACACGCTTAGCGACTTTAGGGCTGAGGTGCCTACTGCTAGCGCCAACGTAACCTATAGCGAAGCAAAGTTTGGCGATGGTTTGTTTGTAAGCGACCTTACCACTGTGGAATACGATGTGGTTACCGACTTTACCTTCACCGTAATGTTTAAGCTGCGCGTGGAAGAGCCGCTGGATAATAAGCGCGTTATGCTTGTACTTAAAACAGATGGCGAAGCTGAGCGCCTAGAAATCGGTTTTGACGCCGCTGTCGCGGGCGGCAGTATTTACGTGCTGGATAATTTGGGCCAGATGCTCTACTTGCCGATAACGCAAAGTTTGGCCGGTTTGAATTTTCTTTCTGTAGCTATGGTGCAGCACAGTGACCGCCGCGTTATTTACTACAGAAGTGAAAGGGAGTACCTTAGTTTAGAGGACGAAGCGCCGTATGAGCCGCTGGCTAATACCTTCGATAAACTTTACCTGCATAACGAACCCTAAAGGAGAGCTACATGGAAAACGCAAAGTTTAAAGCCAAAGGCCGTCTTACCGCCGTCCTGCGCAAAGCAGATGGCCGTATTATTACGGTGGGTAAAGACAACCTTGTTGTCGAAACCGGTATTGATTTTATTTGCGATGCCATGGCCAAGCCGTCCGCCCGGCCCGGCGTGCTTAGCCACATTGCTATTGGCACTGGTGATACGGCTGCGGACCCGGAAGATACGGCGCTGGAGACGGAAGCTGAACGTAACGCGGCTACGTACACCCACAGCAGCGGCACTGCCAGCTTTACACTAGAGGCCAGCTTTGGCGCAGGCGAGGGCACGGGTGATATTACGGAAGCTGGTATTCTTAACGATACCAGCGGCGGCATACTGTTTAATCGCGTTGTGTTCACTGCTATCCCCAAAGAAGCCAGCGATACGCTGGACATTACTTTTACCATCACCTTCACACCGTCATAATTTGCAGCGGGGTGCAAAAATGCGCGGCATTGACAGGGGTATAAACGTAGGCTGCGAAGGCTTGCGGCGGGTGCTTGATTTTAGCGTACCGCTAATGGAGAACGGCGTTATCATAACCGCCGTTGGCGCAGGTAGCCGTCTTGTCCCTGAAAATGTCACTTCTGTAACCGTGGACATATGGGGCGGCGGTGGTGGGGGTTATGATGTGGGACCGGGCGGCGGGGGCGGCGGAGGTGGTTGGGTGAATGCCGCAGACCGCCCGGTAACGCCGGGTGCGACTGTTACTTATGTTGTAGGTCGCGGAGGCATTGTAACTGTACAGACTAGCTCAACCACCACTTACTACGAAAACGAAGAAGCATACGTGTACGCAAATGGTGGCGGTAATGGTGCAGGTAGCTCTGGTGGCGCAGGTGGTACTAGACTAGGCGATGGCGGGGACAGTGCGGCGGGGGACGCAGGTGTTACTACATCTGGCGAAACCCCCGGCAATGGCGGCGCGGCAGGTGGCCCGGACGGGGGCGCAGGTGGCACAGGTGTGGCTGGCACAGGTGATGCCCCGTCTAACCCCGGAGCGACACCCGGCGGCGGCGGGGGCGGCAGGGTTAATGGTACAGATTTTACTCTGGTTGGCAGAGGTGCGCCGGGCGGTATTCGCTTTACATGGACAGAGGAATTGCTTGATAGTTTTGAAGAAACACCGCTAACTTCTACCTTAGCTTGGTCCCAAACATGGTCAGACGGCTCCGCCAATGGCGGTACTATAGACAGGACGACAACGGACGTAACGCAGGGTACTTATAGCTGGAGCATAGCTATTTCCGATGTGTCGGGAGATATGTACCCCGGTATAGAATCCCCCCTTGTGGACTTAACAGGGTACAGTGAGATAACGCTAGATATAAATATTGATACCCTGCCCACCGGCGGATACTTCACACTCTCTTTATACGACCCGGTGGCTGAGGATTACCACACCAGTATGGGTAGTATATACGGCGTTGCGGGCGATACCACGCTATCCGTGGTCTTAACGGGGGCTACTATAGATTTATCAAGTTGCCACATTCAAATATACGGTTACGGCGCAAGCGGTCCCCTACTGGCCTACATAGATAACCTGCGCGGTGTGTTAGAAACTTAAGGAGAATATAAATGGATTTGTATGCATACGGCGTATCGGCAATAGTTTATTTTGTACTTACCGATATAGACACGGGCGAGTTTCTAACAGGTGCGTCCCACGCTAGCGGCGATACAGTCATTATAAAAGATGGCGGTTCCCCCGCAAGCACTACAAACGGTTTTGTTGAAGAAGGTAATGGCTGGTATTCCCTTACGCTTACAAGTAGCGAAATGGAAGCCAAGGTTGTTGCCCTTAGCATCGTAGACCAGTCCACAAAAGTGTGGATGGATAACGGCGTAAAAATTGGCACGCACTCGCACGCGTCCGCGCTAATGCCGTTCAACCTTGGCTCAGCCACGCCGGATGTGAACGTAGCGCAGATATCAGGTGATAGCACAGCCGCCGATAACTGCGAAGCCATGTTTGACGGCACGGGTTACGCTGGCGGCACAATCCGGTTTAGCTCTGTTGACGTAACCGCCATTAGTGGTGATACCACAGCGGCAAACAACCTTGAGGCTGCGTTTGATGGCACCGGCTACGAAATACCGGGCCTTATCACACGCCTAAACACTGCCACGGCTTCTGCGGCAGGCACGCTAACGCTGGACGCTGGCGCACCCGCGACCACTGATTACTACAAGGACCAGTGGCTAGTTATTGTTAGCGGCACAGGTGCGGGGCAAGCGCGTCTTATTACCGGTTATTCCACTGGCAGGGTGGCTACGGTATCGCACAACTGGGCCACCACGCCTTCGTCCACGGCTGTGTTTGCTATTATACCGGCTGCGCGTATGGACTTGGGCCTTATCGGTGGCTCTGCTATCTCTACCACCACCGCGCAGCTTGGCGTAAACGTGGTACAAATTTCTGCGGACGCCACGGCAGCAGACAACCTTGAGGCCGCGTACGATGATACGGCAGGCTCTGTACGCTGGAATAACATTATTGACCAAGGCACGGCGCAAAGCGTAACCGGCAGCACTATTGTACTGCGTGCCGCTGCGGCGTTTGCGGACGATGAGCTTATAGGCAATCTGGTACTTATCACTTCTGCCACAACTGGCGCAGGGCAAGTGCGCCGCATTACGGACTATGTGAGCACAACGGATACGGCCACCGTTGAACCTAACTGGACGACCAACCCCACGGGCACTATTGTGTACAAAATCTTGCCCGCCAGTTACCGCGTGCAGGCGGATGTTATAGCGGTTTCAGGTGACACCGGCGCTGCTGACAATTTAGAGGCGGCGTACGATGGCGCAGGTTATGCTGGGGGTACGATTAAACAAGTCGTGGATGTTGGCGCAATATCCGGCGATACTGGGGCCGCTGACAACCTTGAGGCAGCTTATGACGGGGCTGGTTACGCTGGCGGCACAATAAAGCAGGCTGTAGACGTTGTGGCTATAAGCGGTAGCGCCACTGCCGCAGATAACCTTGAGCTGGGGGCGCTGGCTATCGTGCCGGGCACCGCCATTACGGGCACCCTTAGCAGCACGCAGGCCACCACGGACCTTACAGAAGCCACGGATGAGCATTATGTGGGCCGCGCTTTGCTGTGGCGCTCTGGCTTGTTGGCAAACTCTGCCACGACTATAACTGCATACAATGGCACCACTAAGCTGCTTACGTATGACGCCACGCCCACCGGGGAAAGCCCCTCCAACGGCGATGCGTTTATTATTGTTTAAAGGGTTAGCAAAGGTTAGTAATGCCCACAAAGCTTGGCATACTTGGTGTACCGCAGACTGACTACTACGGTGGTCCGCAAAACTACGTGCTTAATTTTTACGAAGCGTTTCAGGTTGATGATGTTTTTGCCTCTAACCTTGATAACCACGATCTAGCGGCCAACGTAAACCTAGGCTTGCAGGATACCTACCAAATAAGCATGACGTACAACCGCAGTTTTGCGGACGGGTTTGATGTGGCAGGCGATGGCGCTAAAACGCCGGGCAAACTACTGGATTATGCATTTAACGTAACCGAATCCATGGTGCGTGTATTTGGTAAGGCGCTTACGGACATTTTAGTTTTCCAAGCACTCATGCAGGAATCGTCCGCGCACAGCTTTACAGACGATGTAACTTTTGCCGTAACTTTTGAAAAAGTACTTACCCGTGTGATGTACGAAACCTTTGCGGTAATGGATGAAGTTGAGTACCCGCTGTGGGTTAAGGAGCGTTTTGATATTTTTGACGTTATGCTGCGCACCATAACTGCTGAGCGTAATTTTACGGATGGCTTAGATTTTGAAGAATTATTTAGCCCGCTGTTTTTAAAAGTATTCCCCACGGATGTTGATTATGGCGAGGGCTACGATATAAAACTCACCCGCCGCTTTACCGAAAGCCTTGCGGTTATAGACACGCTTTTGCGCAATACCAACGCGGTTATATTTGACCTTATTTTGCGCGATGATGTTTTAAACTCGCAAGAGCTTGAGGAAAATGCAGATAGCCCACCTGTAGGGTATACGCCGTTTAAAACTTTTTACCCCGGCGATTACCGCTTTAGAAAAACTATTTCCGGCGTGCGCATAACGGGCGCACAGAACGAAGGGCAGGCGGGCATTATAGGGCTTACGCATGTCGTTGACGTACCGGATATCACTGACCGTGGCACCGCAACCGTTACTGGGGCTGAGGCGCTGGGCACGGGCGAGCATACGGTTACGTTTGCCAAAGCCTTTACGGCAGCGCCGGAGGTTTACATTACGTGGACGGATGGCCCTACGGCGGCTTTGCCTGAGTTGGTGAGCGTGACAACTTCTGGCTTTGTCTTTATACTACGAGATATAAGCAGCCCGGCCACGGTAGTGGAAGGCAGCGTCTCATGGGCCGCATTAGGGCGGTAACCCACATACATAGAGGCTGCTATGGCTCAGGAATACCCGGATATTGAAAGTACGGATTACGTTAGTGCCAGCCGCACTAAAATCCTTAGCCGTGATGATGCCACTAAGTCTGGTTTTAGCGGCACCACGTTCCCGTCCACGGATTTGCTTGTGGGCATGCGCTGCTACCGCACGGATTTGGGGAAGGCATACATCCTCACCGCTACCGGCCCGTCCGTATGGTCAGAATTGCAACTGGCTGCAAATTTGGGCACGGCTGCTGCAAAAAATACAGGCACCAGTGGCAACAACGTGCCGCTTTTGGACGGCGCGAATACATGGTCCGCGTTGCAGACTTTCGGCGCAGGTGCGGCACTAGGTACGCAAACCTTAGCCACCACAGGCGGCAGCCTTAGCGGTGATACGGACCTTCGCCTTAACGCAGGTTCCGCCAAAGATATAAACTTTCTTATCAACTCTGTTTCGCGCATGAAATTATACGCGGATGGCGGCTTTACGGTGGGTGCCCCCACGGGCAACAGCAAGGGCGCTGGCACGCTTAACGCGCAGACCCTTTACCAGAATAACAACCTTATTGCGGATGCTGCGTACCGCACCGTGGGCACTTCTGATGGCAACCTTGTAGCCAAGGAGAGTTTTGGTGGGTTGGCATGGCTTAACACTGTAAGCGCGGGCTACATTGACAATGATGCGGTTACGTGGGCTACTAAAATGGCGCACCAGACTGCGGGCCAGATACCTTATTACGGCGGCAGCGGCGTGCCCAGCTTGCTTAGCATAGGCAGCGAGGGGCAATACCTTAAAGTCGTTAGCGGCCAACCTGCTTGGGGCGCTATACCGGCTGCGGATACAGGAGGGTTTACGTACGTTGGTGCCACTTCTTTTGTAGGTGGCGTTTTTGTCGCAAACGTCACCACTATGCTTAGCTCCGGCTATAAGGGGGCTTTCGTCTCCGGCCCTGTGGGTATGGCTAATATATACGGGTGGACTGGTTCCAATTGGCTAAACTTAGTCAATGTTAGCCCGTCTTACGGGGGCTTGGTGATGTTTAGGGATACAGGCACGTACTGGGAAATTATGCACGACACCACGGTTACTCTTATTTCAAAGTCCTCTTACTCGCAAGCTGCGATAGGTAATGGGTCTTCTTCATTCCAGTATTACGGGGTTAAATAGGTTGCGTTAGTTTGATTTAGCTGTAGGGGAGCGGCATGTTGGAATTTTTACAGCATATAGGAAATATAGTTTTTACTGAGGCGGGTATACTGGCCTTTATCCTGTTTTGGTACGGCGTGTTTATCACGCTGGAATTACGTAGTGTACGTATCCGTAAAGATAATGCCCTTAAGGAGCAAACAGACAAAGTGTTTGTGATGGGCATGGGCCAAATTGAAGCCAGCACCAAACAGGTGCTTGTAATGCAGCAAATAAGTACGAACGTGCGCGACCTTACTGATTTGCTGGAACGCAACGGCATTAAAGCAAAGGAGAATGCACATGACATTGCTGGATAAAGTTAAACTTACACTGGGTTTAGAGAAGCCTGCCGCTAAGTGTAAGCAAGGCAAAGATGGGAAATGCGATGTTTACAATACCGCTATACAATCCCTTGCCCACGCTGATATAAAAGCTAAAGAGTTAGCTAAGCAACTAGATAGGGCGTTTAAGTAAATGAGTATCAAGCAGGATGTTATAAATGCAGTTATCGCCGTTGAGGGCGATAAGTTTACAAATGACCCTGCGGACAGCGGCGGGCCTACCAAGTATGGCATTACTGAGCGCACGGCGCGTAGGTATGGCTACAAAGGGCGTATGGAAGACCTGCCGCGTGAAACGGCCTTTGCAATTTATGAAGCTATGTACTGGGCACCGCTACAGTTGGATGCGATTGAAAAGCTGTCCCCCACAATTGCGGCTGAGCTTGCTGATACCGGCGTAAATTGCGGGCCTACCACTGCTGCCACATTTTTACAGCGTGCGCTTAATGCGCTTAACAACCGGGGCGAACGCTACCGCGATATAAAAATTGATGGCCTTATGGGCAAGGGTACGGTAGCGGCACTGGGTGAGTACCTTAAGTGGCGCGGCAAGGATGGCGAGGTTGTTATGCTGCGCACCCTTAATAGCCTACAGGGCGCACGCTATGTGCAGCTTGTGGAGGCCCGCGAGAAAGATGAGCGTTTTATTTTTGGGTGGATGCTGCACCGGGTAAACTAACTGCTTTGACGCCAGAAGCCCAAACAGGATATATTAAAAGCTGCACTGGCGTTTAACCTGTAGGGGACTTTCCATGAAGAATTTTGTGTTTGCCTTTTTTCTGTCTGCGTTTGGCATGCTCGTTTATAGCGTGGCGTGGGCGGCAGCGGCGGGTGCGGAAGCGCCGGTAGACCTTATCGCGGTGGTTAATGGGGTAGATGGTATTGTAGCTGCCGCGCTGGCGCTTCTGGCTGTTATCTCCTACGGCCTTTTGTCTAAAATCCCCTTCTTTAACAAACTGGTGACTAAAGAGCAGTACCAGAAACTTATTGAGCCGCTGCTTGACCAAGCTGTAGCGTACGGCGTGGGTAAGCTTAAAGACGCCGACTGGTTGAAAGTAAGCACCAAAAACGAGGCTATCGACTGGGCTATCAAGTATGCGGTGGACCATGGCGGGGATTTGCTGAAAAAGTTTGGCATTAGCGAAGAGATTTTGGTGGAAAAGCTGGAGGCTAAGCTGGTAGCTAACGGCTGGGATGTGCACCCCGGTAAGTGGGTGTAGGCGTGGCAAAGTTTTTAGCCAGCCTAGTAGTAGCCATTATCGAAATGCTTATTGGCGATTATAAGCGCGATAAAGGCCAGCAGCAGGCAGGCGAGATTGCCGCAGAAAATGCGATACTGGAGAAGGCTGCCGAAAGGGCACAAGATGCGCACCAAGTTAATCAGGATGTTGCTAAGCTGCCTGCTACTGATGTGTTTAACAAGCTGCGCGGGGATTGATTTTCTAAACCCGCAGGCCCGCCCTGATGCGGCCCGCATAGAAAACACTGTTAAGTACAGCAAGGGCTGCGAGTGGGTTGATAAGATGGAGCCGCCGCTTTTGGCTGTAGATGCTTTAGAGGCAGCGTACAACCAAGCGGCCAGCGAAAACCAAGATGCGGCGGATGATTTACTAACCTTTGCGGCACGCCTTGCGGCCCACGATATTAAATGGACAAACAACTGCGGAGATAAAAATGAGCAATAAAGGCCAGCCCATCCTTAGCGCATTCGAAATTGGCGCACCGTCAATTGCCAACACCATTTTCCACCACGTAGGCAACACGGTAACTGTTATCTCAAAGCCTGCTGATTTGAGCGCGGCTACTGTTTTGTACCTGCATGTTGAGGACGGCAACTGCCGTATTAAGATGGGCGACTGGGGCGGCGGGGAGGAAGAAGGCGAAGATATCCCCGGTGAAGAACAAGCTTTGGCATATGTGGCCCCGGCGGATGTGACCGAAGACGAAGATGGGTACGGGTCTGTGCATTTTACGGCCACGGACCAGCCGCTAATCATCACCGCGCCCAACAAGTTTACCGTGGCGGGGGATGCTGATTTGGTTTTAACTTACTGGTGGGGCAGCAATGCGCGGTACGTTCCGGCCTCTTAGTAAATCATTTGCGCCTTTTAAGGTAGGCGGTTTGCAGCCCGCTGCAACTGGCGGGGAGGGTGCGCCCCGCGTGTACCTGCACGATGTTGTAGACTCGGTTATGTTTGAGTTGGACGCGGGGGATGCGGGGAGTTACCCCGGCGAAGGCGCAGAATGGTACTCCCTGACACCCGCGCCAGTAGACGGCGGAGAATCGTCCGATTATAGCTTTGGCGGCGGTTTTGGGATGGCTGAAATAAACGAGCCTGTTTTTACGGGCGAGTATGATACGCCCGGCGCGTACTTTGCAACAGACGGGCAGAAATTCTTTGCTATTAGCGGAGGCAATACAGATTTTTTAGACGCTCTGCATAAGTCAACGGGCGGTACTAATTTCTGGATGGCCACGGTTATCCGTTACCCCGCTGGCGGCAACCAAGGTATAGCCGGTACAAACGCCCGTCTTACCGCTAACGTGGGCGTCTCTTTTAGAAGCCCCTCAGCGGACGATTTCATCGTAGGCTATACAAACGGGGCTTCTGTGGTTACGGCAGATTCCAACTCTGCAATTGCAGACGGTACGGACCACGCTATTGTGTATACCTACAATACATCAACCCGTGCGTGGAAAGCGTTCAATAACTCTGCCACGCCTGTCACTGGCACGCTAGGCGCTTTGACCGTAACGGATGCCCCCACTAGCCGCCTTGCATTAATGTCCTCTGGTCTTGCCGCAGGCGTACCGAACGATGCGGCAGCCAACGGCTCTAGGATGTACCTGTACGCAATGGGTAACGAGTACCTTACGGACGAAGAGGGTGCGGCTATTATAGCGAACCTTATGGGCCGTTTTGGCATATCTTAGCGTTACGCCGCATAAAAGTTTCGTGCTAACCTATAAATAGGAGTTGCTGATGGTGAGTATAGTTGCGCAGGGCGGCGTATTGCCAGTAGGCAGCATTAAACCGGTGGGTACGTTAGGCGGGGTTACTGCGTTAGATGTACCTATAACGCTCACGGAAGATGGTCTGGTGCGCTTTAGCTTCCCCGATGGGTACGTTAAGCACTACCAGAAAATAGACGCGGTTGATTTAGCGGTACAGTTAGCCGCCTTGGTCAAAGCCCGCTACGGCGCAGCCTCGCTTGAGTTTGAGGCAGTACCAAAAACGGTTGTTACTGGTGCTGTATTCAAACTAAAGGAGATAACTTATGACGCTGAGCTATAAAGAAACTCTTAAAGACGCCCGCCTTGATGAGATTACTGCCGCGATTGGTAGCAACGGCCTGCTGCGCATTTACAGCGGTACGAAGCCCACAAACGCGGACACGGCGCTAGGCGCACAGACCGTGCTGGCTGAGTTAGCCTTGTCTTCCACGTTTGCGTCTGGTGCTTCGGGTGGCGTACTTACTGCTTCCAGCATTACCGCCGACTCCAGCGCCAACCTTACCGGTACGGCCACATGGTTTGCGCTGACCACTTCCGGGGGCACGCGTATTGTTGATGGCAGCGTAGGCACAAGCGGCGAGGACTTGAACCTTAACACCACCAGCATTGTTAGCGGTGCACAGGTGGCTGTCTCTAGCCTTACCATTACCAGCGGTAACTAACCGCCATGCTGCAAACCGTACGCCCTAGTGGATTAGCGCTTCCGCCCGGTTTGATTATGCCGGAGCGGAAGATTGCGGCCCCTATGGGCGGCGGTATGCAATCGCTGGATGGTTTCGGGCGATTGCCTTTTTACGGCGGTGCGGGCGGGGATGGCTCTTTAAGTGATGTGGTTTCATCGTGCGTTTTTGACCTTGATGCCACGCAATCGGGCAGCTATTCCGGTTCAGGGCAGACGTGGGCAAATCTTTGTACTGTACCCGCCGATGGCGAGTTGCAAACTGCTTATGATTGGGTGCGGGGAGTAAACGGTTCTGGGGGTACCGATGACCCCACATTCAACGGCACGGCGGGAACGGCGGGTGCCTATTGGTCGCTGGATGGTGGCGACTGGTTCACCAACCTGAACACAACCACGCCCTTTATAAGAAGTATTCATAAAACATCAGGTGATTATAATTTTACCATCGTGATGTGCGTCCGCTTTCCTACTTCCGGCTTTGGGTCTTTTTGGGGAACGGCACAAACAACCGGAAGCCAAGGAGTCCATTTATTTGTTTCCGGCACATCCGCGATTATTCAGCATTTGAACGGCGCAACCTTTGCGAACACGACCCGCACCGTGACCACGGGAGTCGATTGTTTTTTTGCTATCTCATGGAATTTTACGACGCCATCAGGCAAAAGCGCCTACAATGCCCGCACGTTCTCAAGTTTCACCTTGAACCGGAACACGACTACGACAAATTCAGATAGCAACTTGTACATTGGCCGGACAAATGGCGCGAACATCATGCCGAACACCACGCGCATTAAAGCTATTTCGGTTTTCAATACCATGCTGTCGGATGGCGAACTCGGTTCTGTATGTGATGCTTATAACGCCCGGCATGGAGTAACATACGCATGACCGTTTTTATTGTGTGGCCGCATGAAATTGATGCCGATTTTCGGGAAGCCTATTTTTCCGTGGTGAATGAGTACGTACAGGAAAGCCCGCAAGACAACGGCACGCATTTCCTTATCGGTTCAGGTCGCGTGACGCAGGAACACATAGAACATCTTTCTGTCCTGTTCCCTGTCGTTGAATTTTTAGACGAGTCTCCGAACTGGCCCGCACCTAATACTTTTGAAATGGAGTGAAGTAGAAAATGGAAATTAAAGCAGGGTCTACCGACCAAACCATTTATTTTCACCTTGTCGATATAACGGACGGTTCCGATATGACCGGGCTGGTTTATAACTCATCCGGGTTGAAGGCTTATTATGTTTTGAACCGCGCCGCTGCTGCGCAAATAACCCTTGCAACTCTTGCCGCCGCCACAACGGCGCACGCGGACGGTGGGTTTAAAGAAGTCGATGCCACAAACATGCCGGGCGTTTACCGCCTTGACCTTCCCGATGCCGCTGTTGCCACGGGACCGGCTGTTGTTGTCACCATTTCCGGCTTTGCAGATTTGAAAGCAGAATCGCAGCGTATTGAACTGGTCGCAAACACCGCCGCCGATGTAATTGCCGCGACTACGGCGATTGAGACGGATACGCAAGACATTCAAGCCCGACTCCCTGCCTCGCTTACCGGCGCTGGCCTTATACAAGCGGATGTTGTGCGCATTTCAGATGATGCCACGGCTGCGAACAACGCGGAGCTGTTCTTTGATGGCACAGGCTACAACGCCGCGAATAGTACAATAGGGACGGTAACCCTAGCGACTACCACCACTACGCTTACCAACTTGCCCGCAATTACCGCCAACTGGCTAACCGCCGCAGGTATAGCGGCTGATGTGACCACGGAACTACAAAGCGGGTTGGCCACGGCGTCTATGCTAACGGATGTTAAAACGCAGACGGATAAGCTTACCTTTACGGTAGCTAACCAAATAGACGCCAACGTGCAGTACGTGAACGATGTTGCTGTTACCGGCGATGGTGAACCCGGCACGGAGTGGGGGCCGTAATATATGGCTAGCGGATGGGGCAGTAGCTGGGGGACTAGCTGGGGTAGCGCGTGGGGCGTTGTTGCTGCTGACGTTACTGGTACTATAGCGGTAACAGAAGCCGATGATATAAGCGCCGCCAGTGGCGCTTTAATCCTAACTGGTACAGCCGCCACAACCGAGGCCGATGATACGGGCACCGGCACTGCTACGTTGGTGCTTACTGGTACAGCCACGCCTACGGAGGCCGGTGATAGCGGCGCAGCCACCGGTAACGTGGTTACAGTTGTTGGCGCAGGCGCTGCTACAGAAGCGGACGATACCGGGGCTGCCAGCGGCCTGCTGACAATAACGGGCACTAGCGGCGCTACAGAGGCTGCTGACACGGGTGCCGCCACAGGCGCACAAACTGTAACCGGAACAGCCGGGGCCACTGAGGCGGCGGATACGGGCAGCGCAAGCGGCATTTTGGCCATCACCGGCACCGGCGCGGCTGGCGAAGTCGATGATACTATGCAGGCCGACCCATTGGGCGCTGTTACCGGCACGGTTGCGGCCACAGAAGCGGACGATGGCGGGGCTGCCACGGGCCTTTTAACGCTCGCTGGTAGCGGTACGCCCACTGAGGCGGGTGACGCAGGCGCTGGCACCGGTACGCTTACCATGGCGGGCGCTGTCGCGGCCAGCGAGGCTAACGACACCGGTAGCGCCACGGGTGCGCAAACAATAACTGGCGCGGTTGCCAGCACGGAAGCTAGCGACACTGCGAATTGCAGCGGGGTGCAAACCATTAGCGGTAGCGTATCTGCTAACGAGGCTGCCGACACCGTATCCAGTACCGGCGTGCTTTTGATTATAGGCACCGTGGTGGGCGTTGAGGCTAACGATAACGCGGATGTTGCTGGTGCGGTTGAGCTGGGCTATATGCGCGTCCTAGAGGCCAGCGACACCATGGCGGCTGCGGGCGGCTTGTACCTATCTGGCAGCGCCGCTATGACGGAGGGCTTTGACACCTTTTCCGCCGTGGCTAGCCAAAGCAGCCTTAACGCCACGGTGTTTGAATTTGCGGCGGTGTATGACCCGCGTTTGGCCGTAAGCGTCACGTATGATAAAACTATAGAAACGGCGGCGGTGTTTGATAAAGCCGCACGCGTAACCGCAAGGGGATAAGCCATGTACACAGTGCAGCAAAAAGATATGCGTACCAAGGTTGGTGAGCCGGTGCAGATTGTGCTTACGGTTACTGACCGCGATGGCGTTGCGGTTGATTTGGATAGCGGCGCTACCGGTTATACGCGTATAGGCAGGCAGCGCGGGCAGGCGGGGCTTGCTGAGTTTACCAATATGGTTTTTGACGCCAACGTGGCCACGGTTGATTTTAACACCGAAGATGTTGAAGAAAACGATGCGCAGGCCACCGGCAAATTTGTAATACAGTCTTGGATTGTCAAAAATGGCGATGCGCTTATGGTTGCAGAAGGCACGCTATATATAGACCCGGTTATTGACGAGCCTGTATAGGGCTGTGTTATTATAAAACTTAACGCGTAGGAGGATACCAAAATGCACTTTGTGTTTTTAGTTTTACTGGGCCTGTCTATCAACGGCTACAACGCAGCCGAGGCGGGCCGTCCCGTGGAAAGCCTTGATGATTTGCAAGCGGCTGTAGTGCAAAGCTACGATAACCGCAGCAAGGAGCACGGGCAGGCGTGGTATAGCGCCGCCGTCAACGATTAACCTACCTTTCCTCACTACCCACCCGAACTTACCCCCGGCTAACCACCGGGGGCTTTTTTATTAACATTTGCAGCCCGCTGCAATACGCAAGAAAATTACCCGTTTCTCCCAAATTCGTAGTTGCAAAAAATTGTATATGCGGTAGGGTAGTCTTGTTGGAAACGCCTACCTATTAGCTGGAGAAACACATGAAACTTACTGCCCCGCAACTTAACTACCTGCGCCAAATTGCCGCTACCGGCAAATGCGGCGGCACGGGTACTTCTAAACCGCGCCGTTTTTTGGCTGCAAATGGTTACCTGATGAATGTACCCCGCGAAGGCACCACGTACCTTGACGAAGTGCTGACCCAGCAGGGTGTTGATGCGCTGGATGTAGCGGGGTGGCAGTAATGTTTGCCATTAAAACCACCGAGGGCTACCTGAGCGATTTTGGCAACCACGCCTTTACGCTGACCTGCCCGAAAGAATACTGCACCAAGTACAACAGCCGCGAAGGCGCTGCGCTTGCGGCCAGCCTGCATAAAGGTGCTGTGGCTGCTGCTGAGCACGCCGCATGGCAAGTGGTGCCCGTATAATGCACGGCCAATACTGGATTAGCTGGAGCTATAGCAACGTACCCGGCCACACGCCGGGTGCCACGCCCTACAACACCGCTGCTGAGCGGGATGCCATTGCGGCTGACCGTACCCGGTGGCGTAACGATTGCTACCCTTCTGGAATTTTTGAAACCAATGCTAAAGGAGATGTACTATGACTAGCCGCGAAAAGCTTATTGAAGATTTTTCCATCCTGTCCGGCGCTGCCGTGGGCGTGGTGGTTGTGCGCACCAAGGAGCCTTTCCGGGCCATTGATGCGCTGAAAGACCATTGCCGGGACCGCGAGGCGCAGTTTCACAAGTGGACGATCACTACCGGCTGGCAGACGTACAAGCTAGCCGTAGAAGGCCCTAACGACGAAGATACGCCCACGGTGGTGGATGGCACGCAAGACATTATACCGGCGCTGGCTACCATAAATGCCATGGAGAACTGGCCCGCAAAAAACCCCACGGCCAAAGCGCATGCTTTTGTTATGCACTGGCCGCACGACTTTTGTAAAAAAGACGGGGGCATGAATATCCCGCAAATGCGCCAGTGGTTAGCGGACTACGCGCAGTTGTTTACCAGCGAACCCAAGCGCCTGATTTTGGTAACGCCGCTGGGCTACATGCTGCCGCAGGAGCTGGAAGATTGCATTACCATTATTGATTGCGAGCTGCCCACACAGGCCGAACTGCGAGATAGTTATGACGACCTTGTTGAGTACGCTACGGCTATGCGCAGGGATAAGGCCAAGGCAGACGGTAAAAAAGGTAAAGAGGCCGAGGTTACTTTTGTTGATTATACGGACGAAGAAGTAAATCGTATTTTGAGCGCGGGCGCGGGCATGACCACTACGGCGTTTGAAGATGCGCTGGGCTGCGCTTTTAAAAAGTACAGCAAGGAATTGCCGGGGCTAGATATTGATGTGTTTACCGCGTACATCAGCACCCGCAAAGCCGAGTTGGTTAAGCGTAGCGAGGTGCTGGAGCTTATGCCGCTGGGCAACATGGAAAACGTGGGCGGGCTGGAAAACCTTAAAAAGTGGATTGCAGAACGCGCTTACGCCTTTGATGCCGAGGCCCGTGAATATGGCGTGGACAAGCCGCGTGGTATTGCCCTTATAGGACCGCCGGGATGCGGTAAGAGCCTATGCGCCAAAGCTGTATCTTACGAGTTTGGCGTGCCGCTGATACGTTTTGATATTAGCAGCGTGTTTAGCAGCTTGGTAGGCAGCAGCGAGGCCCGCGTGCGGGAAGCACTGGCAATGATTAAAGCCATGGCCCCCTGCGTTGTCCTTTTGGACGAAGCCGACAAAGCTTTTGACGTTAATAGCGGCGGCGATAGCGGCGTAGGTAAGCGCGTGCTGGGCAGTATCCTTAGCTTTATGCAGGATGCAGAAGAAGCTATTTTCTGGATTATGACAGCCAACCGCGTGCGCGGCCTGCCTTCTGAGCTTTTGCGTAAGGGGCGGCTGGACGAAGTGTTTAGCGTAAGCACGCCTACTGAGGATGAGATAAAAGATATCTTTGCCATCCACCTTGGTAAGCGCCAGCATGCCAGCGTTGTGGCTAAGGTTGTTACCCCGGAAGTTATTGTGGCTGCTGCGGGCTGGGTGGGTGCGGAGATTGAGAGCGTAGTAAACGAGGCTATCTTGCACTGCTACGTAACCGAAAAGACGCTTACCGCCGCCATTATGCTGGAGAAGATGGAAGGGGTTGTACCGCTTAGCGTAGCGCATGCTGAGCAATTTACGGAAATGCAAAACTGGGCAGATCAAAACGCCAAGCCTAGCAGCTCCGATAAATCCAAACAGCCCGCAGCCCGCAGACGCCGGGCAGTAGCGGCCCCGGTGGTAGATACCACGGCACGTAAACGTGGCCGCGCCAGCGGGCTGGATGGTTAATTAACTCAAGGGGGTAGCCAATTTGGCTACCCCTCCTACTAAAGCGCTTGCAAAAAATTGTATAGTAGGGTACATTCCTAACAGTACCTAATCCGTAGCTGGAGATTACTTATGAACCTTTTAGAAACCATGGTTGGCGATGCCAACTTTAGCAGTGGGAGCAGCCGCGTAGGCGTGTTTGTTACCCCGTCCGCAGACTTTACCGGTTTTACAAAAGAGCAGCCGCTTTTTGCCGCTGCCCGTAATGGCATTGTCACCCGCCAAAATTTTATCGGCAAAGTAAGCGCGTGGGCGCAGGATAGCGCCCGCCCGGAGTTGGGTACGTGGATGCAGTGCGTGTATAATGTACCGGAGGGCATGGTGCTTAAGATATTTGCCCACATGAGCCAAGGCCACGGCAGGCCCATGTACAACGGCGCACAGTTTATACGTATACGCCGCACGGCTGCGTATAGGGAGTTGCGGGTGGCTTTGCATGCCCCTATGCACGCCCGTTACCAGCATGCGGTTATAAAGGGCCGGTTTGATTTATTGACTATGGAAGAAGCTAAGGGCGAGGGCGTTGATATAGACCCCCGCTATACCGGACAATTTAGAGAGTCCATGACCGCGCCGCTGTTTAGCGTGGTAGAATTGGAGCAAGAGATTGCCAGTGCGGTGGTGGTGCGCAAACGCGCCGTTAAACGCCGCAGGGGTGAGCGCGTTATCGTTAAAAAGGTACGTAAGGCCCGCGCCTTTGACCTTGGCGATGATGATTAATTAACTACAACCAAAACTAAAACGAGGAAAGGAACTACCCTATGAGCCATGTTACCCGTGTAGGCGGCGTTAAAATTAAGGACGTTGCCGCAATGAAAAGCGCAGTGCAAGAGCTGGTTAAAAAAGGCGTGCGTTGTGAGTTGGTGGAAAACCAAGTGCCGCGCATGCACGGCGAGGCGGAGCACCGCCGCGTTGGCAAATGCGAGTATGTGCTTAAGCTGCACAGCGGCAGCTACGATGTGGGCTTTAAAAAGCAAACGGATGGCACCTACGAGGCTGTTATTGATACGTACGGCAGCCATGTGGGAAAGCAGATTGGCGCTGCCTGCCCCATGCCTAACACCGCTGAGGGCCGCGCCCAGCACCAAATGGGCCAGTTTATGCAGCAATATACCCGCCACGCGGTTATCAACGCTGAACGCGCCAAGGGCCGCATGGTGGAAGATTGCATTATTGATGCGCAAGGTAAAATGCACCTTACCATCAGTGGCTATAACTAATTGCAACCCGCTGCAAATTAACAGGAGAAAAGACGATGAAAAAAGTAAAGGTTACGATTGACCAGATGGGCAACCCGGTTATTGAAGCCGTGGGCTTTAACGGCTGCGGCTGCACGGACGCTACCAAGTCCATTGAGAACGCCCTTGGTGGCCCCGTAGACCGCACTATGAAGCCGGAATACAACGCCGGTGGCGGCACCAACCAGCAGCACATTAAACAGGGCTGGTAGGCTTACTATTTTGCGCCGACCTTTAATTAAACCGTAGCGTACGTGCGGCACGTTGTTAAGGGTATGAATGTCACCCACGGGGCTGAGCGCACGGCCTGCCGTTTTGCTACGGGTGCTCGAACGCCAGAGGTGGACGTAGGATGAGGCGTGACGCCGGGAGAGCCGGATTAAGGTAGCCAGAAGTACGGGTATCTAAGGATATGTAGTACCTAGCGACACTACAAGAGCTGTTAGGAACTGCTACGGGGATGGCCACCCTACGTGCCCTGCCTACTGCCTAAAACAAAAAACTAAGGATGGGAAACATGGAACAAGTAGTAACAATTAACCCGGATGGTAGCGTTGAGACGCTGCGTAGCGCCAAAGGCAAAGGCGTTGACCTGCGCGAATTTGGGGCCGTGGAAATGCAGCGCGTAAGCAATGTTGAGTTATGCCCCAACGCCCAAAAATACTACGTAGAGTTTACGGAGCATGCGGGCGTTTTGGCCGGGCGCAACCTTACCGTGGGCCTTTTGGCCACAGTACGTAACGAAGATTTTAGGTTGGCGGATATTAATAGCCGCGCCTACTTTGACGAGTACGAGGATGGGGTAGCGGCTGAGATTCAGGTGCTTAACGCGGTACGGGTGCGCAGTACGCACTACACCCGCGATGCCATTAACTACTTGACCTAGCTTAAAAAGAAGCCCCGGCACCGTGATGAAGCGGCAGCCGGGGCGGGGCAGATGGCCGCTGGGGGCGGCCTTGGGTAACGGGTACTAAAGCACAGCAAACGCAGGCTGGCAAGAGTTAAATTTTTGCATGGGTAAGGAACTTTCCGCAACGGTTAAGTTTGACCAGCTACACCGCATTACTTGCGTGTGGGCAGCGGAGTTGTCACCCACTGAGGTAGCGGTAGTTAGCTTTATATGGTGGCGCACGGCTAATTGGAATAAGCAATATGAGGTGATAACTGCGCAGCAATTTTTACACGGCGTGCGCGACACGCAGACCGGAAAAGTGCGCCACGCCGGGCTACAAATATCCCCCCGTACCCTTACCCGCACCCTTGCCGACTTATCTAAAAAAGGGCTGGTAAAACGCAGTTACAACAAAAATACCGGCACAAGCACGTATGGCCTAGATTTAACATGGAGTCCTGATAAAATGCGCGAGCCTAAAAACAAGAAAAACCCCGTAAATAACGGGATGAAAACGCCCAAGAGGGGGGGTAGCCAAATTGGCGAGGGGGGGGTAGCCAAATTGGCGAGGGGGGGTAGCCAAATTGGCGAGCAGAAATCCGTGCTTATTAAATCCGTGCAAGAGAAATCCATCCGTGGCAGTAAACCGCCACAGCAGCAGACAGGCGAAGAGGAAATTTCCAAAAGCTTGGCAGAAGCGTCTAACCGTAGTGCTACTGCTAGGGAACGTAAAAAGGCTGCCGCGTTAAAACGCGAAAGCGTGCGCGACCTTGAGTACCTGTGGTCGGCTGCTGTGCGTAAGCACCACCCGGATGCGCTGCTGCCTGTTTGGAATGTTAAAACGTGCGGCATGGTAAAAAGGTTCCGCGATGCATGGAAAGCGCAAGGCCACGGCCAGCTTTGGCCGTTTTTAAATTTTGCTATTGCAAATTGGCACAGAATTGGTAAGCTGCGGTTTGACTGGCTAACTAAGCCGTACCCGGAAACGCCCGATGTAAATTTTATTATCGGTTTTAAGAAAGATTTTGCGGCGGCAAAAGTTGACGAGTTGTTTTTTGAAAGGCAAGTAGGCGCTAGCAAAGCAGACCGCAAGTTTGAAAAATTCAAACGCATGGGTATGACGGACGAGCAGGCAGCCGCCAGATTGGAAAACGAGGGTACGGGCAACAAGGCTTTGCAAAAGGCTAACCAGCGTGCCGCTGCGGCGGAGCGCGATGCGCAGGCCGCAAAGGCTGAGCGCAAGCGGGCTGAGTTGCAGGTTGATAAAATGCGGGCTGAACAGGGCCGTAAAATTTTGGCTGATGAACGCCGCGCCGCAGATGAAGATTTGCAGCGGGGTGCAAAAACAAAAAACAAGAAAACAGTAAAACGCGATAAGGATGGTTTTGCAGTTTTTGAAGGGTAGGGCACATGACTGGGGACGAAGGCACAGCGGGCGTAGCACTTACGCCTGAGCAGATGGAAGCGATACGCCGCAGTATGCTGCGTGCCGGTATCGCGCTTAAATACCACAAACCGGAAATGAGTTTGTCCGCGTACGGCACGGCGGGCCGCGCTATTTTAAACCAGCTTGATGCGGAGGGCTTTTACGATGAGCTTAACGCCGGGGCCGGGTTTAACATTACCGGCGTATCCAGCGTGCGCAGCTACGATGTGGCGATAATGACCGCCCGCGCCATGCGCATTATGCAGTTTGATGTGCGCGTTATAAACCTAACCGGTTTACTAAGCTACCTTGTAACGTCCCCGGATGAGCTGGATGATTTGCGCTTTGCAGATATGGACAGTATGCGCGGGCTTATGATTACGCGTTTTTGTGAACCTATGGATAGCCTGCCGTTTAAGCGGCCAGAATTTTATAAAATGGAAAACTACCTGTGTGCGCTAATGGAGGAAGGCATTAGCGTAAGCGTGCAGTACAGCGGCAAGCTGCAAAAGTCCGGCTGGTGGTCGGATTATTTTGTTGACCGCCTTGTAACCGCTAACACGGAGATTGTTTGCACATGAGCCTTGGGACCAACGCCCTGCGCGGCGTCATTGATAGCGGCAGCATTACACTTTTCCGCAGCTTAAACCCGGCGTGGTTTATTGAAGGTGAGGAGGAGGCTTACAACTTTGTGCGGGCGCACTTCCGGCGCTATGCGCGGTTGCCTGATTTAAAAACGCTGAAAGAAAACGGCTACACGTTGCCAGCGGCACCGCAGCCTGCGCAATATTACATTGACCGGCTAAGCCAGCGGGCCATCTACAACTTGGTAAGCGAAACGCATGGCGAGCTTATAAACGCTATGCGCGACAAGGACATTGATAAAGTTAAAAATTGCTTGCGCCAGATGATACGCAGCACGCGGGCGGTTGATAACCGGCAGGCATACAGCACGCTTACGGAGCAAGCGCTGGCGGTTATGGATGCATACGCAGATGCCAAGCGCCGCCCCGGCTTGCAGGGCATTACTACGGGTTACAGCATATTGGACGATATAACCAACGGCTTGCAGCCCGGTGATGTGGTGGCGCTTGTGGGTCGTCCCAACATCGGCAAGTCGTACCTGCTGCTGGAAATGATGCGCAAGGCGTGGGAGGCGGGGCACCCGGCCTGCGTGGTATCCATGGAAATGCGCAGTGTGAATCTAGCCCGCCGCTTTATCGGCATGCACACCCGCATTAACCCTGACCTGATACGTAAAGGCCAGTTGTCTACGCAGTACGGTGAGCCGGTGCTTATGCAGGCCATACGCGAAATAGAAAACATGGCCCCGCTTACTTTTGCAGAGGGCAACTTCCGCAAAACCGTGGGTGATGTGGACAACATGGTGCAGGAATTTGGGCCGGATGTTGTTTACATTGACGCGGGTTACTTGTTGCAGCCGGAGGGCAATGTGCGCGGTTTTAGCCGTACGGATTACCAAGCAGCGGTGTGGGAGGGTATAAAAACCATGGCCGAAGACCGGCGCGTGCCGGTTGTGGTAAGCGCCCAGTTTAACCGGGAGAAGGCCAAGGCAGGCCGCAAGGGTATGGGCACGGAAAACATTGCGGGCACGGACGTAGCGGGCCAGATAGCCACGCTAGGCATTGGTATCCAAAAAGGCCGCACGCCGTATGAAGATATTACCCGCGAGTTGAGCGTGTTTAAAAACCGGGATGGCAGCCTGCTTAGCTTTAATACCAATTTCAGTTTTGCGCCCATGGATTTTAGCTACCGTGAAGGCAGCGAAAGTACAGGCGACTTGCTGGCGGGCGAGCAAGAACAGCAGCAGCTAAATTCTAATATAGCTTTAATGGCAAATAGCGGATGGCAGCGATGAGCAAAAAAATTGAGCTGCCCTACGAGGGCAAACTTAGCGCGCCTATACTGGTGCTGTGCGACCCGCCGCGCCATTATGCGGCATGGAATAATGCGGAGCCGCTGACTAAGGATGCGTACCGTATATTTACGGCAGCCGCCAAGGCGTGCGGTTTTAGCAAAGAGGATTTTTGCTTTGTGTGCCCGTGCCCGCCTATACCGGAAGAGCTGCAAGCCAGCGATAAGAAAATTGCGGCGTTTGTGGAGCCGTACCGGGAGCCGTTTTTAGACCTGCTTAACGAGGCGCAGCCCAAGCTTTTAATGTATACCGGCAAATGGGCCGGGCGGATTGCTACCGGCAGGGCTACGCAAATTATGAAGGCACGCGGCGCGTTTACGCGGCTGGTGTTTGAAGACATAGGCACGTTTAACGTACTGCCCATGCTAAGCCCGGCGCATGTATTAAGCCGCCCGGAAATGCAGGACATTTTCAATACTGATTTTATGATGGCGGAAACGCTGCGTAATACCGGCTGGAAGCTGGCACGGATGCGCAAGGAGGGCGCTGCTGATAAAAACTACCGCTGGTGCCTTGACCTAAAAGACCTACTGGACAACCCGCCTAAAGCCATGGCGTTGGATACTGAAACAACCGGCCTTAAATGGTACACGGCAGGTGAGCCGGGCGGCGTACGCACGCTTACGGTGCAGATATGCGTAGCGCCGGGCGATGTGCGCGTGGTGCCGCTGGATTGCAAATACTACCCCAAGCTTAAACCGGCAGTGCGCACCAAGCTTATACGTCAGCTAAAGCAGCTAATTGAAAACCCGCGCACGCGCCGCGTAGGCCATAATTTAAAGTACGATGCGCACATTTTGTGGCGCGAGTTTGAAATACATTGCCACATTGATACCGATACGCAATTGCTGGCGTTTGCGGCTGATGAGAATATGCAGCAAAAAAACATTGACGAGTGCGTACGCCGCTGGGTGCCTGAAATGGCCGGGTTTAATGACGCCTACAATAAAAAACTAAATAAAGAAGATATGGCCAGCACTAGCCATGAGGATATGCTTGGATACGCGGGCGGTGACCCTGATGCTACGTACCGGCTGGCCTGCGTACTTACCGCGCTGGTAAAGGCGGACGAGAAACAATGGAACTGCTACCAACGCGTTGTGCTACCTGCCTACCGGGCTTTTGTTACGCCCGTAGAGGAATACGGCGTAAAAATTAACAGCAAAATACTTACCAAACTGGAAAAGGAACTGACCCTGCAAGAGCAGACCATGTACGAGGGCCTTATAAGCACCGTGCCCAAAAAAATAATCCAGAAATTTGCCGACCCTAAGAAACCTAAAAACGGCCTTAGCTTTACCCGCGATGATTTTGTGCGGGAAATATTGTTTACTAAAACTGGCCTTAACCTTAAGCCCCGCGCCTTTACAAAAAGCACGGCCAAACTGCCGCCCGCAGAGCAAATACCTAGCGTATCTACCAAACAGCACCTGCCGTATTTTAGCGATGAGCCGTTTGTGGCGCAGTACATGGAATACATTAAGCTGCAAAAGCTGCGCAGCACCTACATGGGCGTACCCCATGACGAGGCTAAGGATGCCCCCACAGGCTTCTGGCAGTACATACATAACGGGGAGATACACCCCAGCTTTCTATTGCACCGCACTGTTACAGGTCGCGCCGCCTCGGTGAGTCCGAACGGGCAGAACTTCCCCAAGCGCGGCAAACTGGCTAAGGCATACCGGGAAATATTTGTGGCCCGTAAGGACTACGTATTTATTGAAACCGATCTAAGCCAAGCAGAGATTAGGATTGCGGCCTGCATGGCTAACGAAAAGAATATGATTAAGGTTTACGCCAACGGCGGCGATATCCACGCTACTACGGCTGCGCACACCATGGGCCTTACCCTTAAGCAGTTTATGGCGCAGGACGAAGAAACAATTGACCAAAAGCGCTTCCAAGCCAAAGCAGTAAACTTCGGGTTTCTTTACGGGATGTGGTGGCGCAAATTTAAGGTGTACGCCAAAACCGATTACGGTATTGAGCTTACTGATAGCCAAGCTGAGGCGATGCGCGAAGCGTTTTTCGATGCTTACCCGGACTTAGAGGCGTGGCACGTTGCTATGCGCGAATTTGTAAAAGAGCACGGTTACGTACGGGCGCTGCACGGGGCTATACGCCGCCTGCCTAGCATTTATAGCGATGAGGAATACATACGTAAGGAGTGCGAACGGCAGGCCATTAACAGCCCCGTACAGCGCTTTGCTAGCGACCTTGGCCTAATTGCCATGCAGCGTATTGCCCGCGATGCTGACCCTGAAATGATACGCCCGCTTTTGTTTGTACATGACGCGTTGGTACTGGAAGTGCACAAGGATGTGGCGCGGGATGCGTGCAACTGGGCTAAGTTTTACATGGAAACGCCGCCGCTTAAAGAATGGTTTAATTTACGCTTACCGGTGCCCGTAGTGGCGGATGTGGCGGTAGGCCCCAGCCTTGGCCAAATGGAAAAGGTTAAGACCGCCAAGGCCATAGCCCCCAGTTGGTATGATGCCAAGGCGGATGCGCTTTAGGCTTGCAAAAAATTGTATATATGCTATAGTCCCTATTATACAATTTTAACCCTATAGCTGGAGTTAATAAACATGGAAACGAAAGTACGTAAGCGCAAGGTGCGCGATATGGAGCTTGGCAAAACGGTGCCTGAGCAGCGTAACGATATGCTGGAAAGCATGATTACGGAGTATTACCGAGCCAACCTGTCCGCTAATGCGGCCAGCCGCCTTGCGGAAAAATCCCGTAAAGACCTTTACGCGGAAATGAAAAAGGCGGGCATTGATAAAAAGGTTATTGATGCGGTGGTAAACGGCACAAGCATTATGTTGGAGGCCGAGGTTAAGACCGGCAGCCGCGATGTGGTGCTGGTTGAAAAGCTGCGCAAGCTGGTGG